AACAAAGTTCTCTTTAAGAGCTTTAAACTGCTCACGAGCCTCTTTAACAAGGCGAACTTTTGTCTCAACAACGTCTTGGCGATCTGCTTGGAACTCTTGAATTTCTTCAGAGAGTTGACCAACAACAAACTGTTCCAATTTTGCAATTGTATCTGCTTGTGCTGCACGATCATTGTGTAGTTCTTTGATTTCTTCAGATAGTGTCTTAACCATAAACTGGTCAAATGTACCTGATGATTCTTGCATCTTAGTAACAAAACGAGCACGATCTTCTGCAAGAGCTTTTTTCTCTTCAGCAATTTGTACCAGTTCTTCACTTAGACTTTCAGTTACCATACGATCCAAAGCCTCAACCATTGTGGATTTATCATGTTCATAGCGACGTGCAAACTCTTCACGAAGTTCGGCAGTGACAGATTCACGTGTTTCGTTCATCTTTGCGTCCCATGCTTCTTGAATTTCGTTACGAGTTGACTCGTTCACAAGATCACTATCCAATAAAGGTTTTAGAGCATCTAGCATTTTGATCTCCTAGATCTTTAGATCCTTGATAAGACGAACAACTTCGTCCTTCAAGTATTTTTGCACTCGAGCATTGCCGTTTGATTCACGGGCCATCTCCAGCACTGAATGGCCATGGCGCATATTCAACAAGCCTTCATATATGGCTGTAGGATATGCATTAGGCGCACTTGGTTGTGCCACAACATCTACTGTGACAATTTCAAAATCAGATACATGACCAGATGATTCTGCAACGTTACCGCTGCCTCTACTGCTCACGCCTAACTTTACTCCACTATCCAACATGGTTTTAACTAAATTACCCATTGGAGTTGGAAGGATTTTTAATTTTCCATAACCGTTAGGACCATCCATCCACATGCTCTCAATCATGTGACTCACACGATCAAGATTAATTTTCAAGTCATCTGGATGATCAACTTCGCCCAAGACACTGTTGCCTTTGCTAATTTGTTCATTAAGACTTCCCACGGCATCAGAAATTTCAGCAACAGGGTAAACACGCTGGTTTGCGTTTTTAACCCCGCCCTGAATACAAATGCCTTTCATGTAGAGATCCTTACCATCATTGGCAGTCTCAAGTACAACTTGAGCTTGATCAAATGTAAGGTTTTCTCTGAGGTAGTTCATAAAAGGTTACCTTAGACTTTCTTCATGTCTGGCTTGGTTGTGCCACCCATGTCTTTTGATGCTGGTGTTGCGCCGCTTGACTCTTCACCAGTTGGGTCAACTGCTTTGCCACCCATGTCGTTCTTGCTTGCAACTGGACCGCTACTGCCGTCGCCTTGCTCTGTAGTGACTGGTGCTGGTGCCTTTTCGGCATATTCACGAACCATTTCAGCATCTTCAAATGCTTCCATTTCTTTTTTGTCATCCATGTCCATATCCATATCCATGTCCATGTCTTTGTCCATATCCATGTCTTTGTCCATGTCCATGTCCATGTCATCACCTTCTTCGTCACTCATTAGTTTTTCGAATTCTGCTTTAAGTTCATCTAGAGCATCTTCTAGATCAACAACACGGTCTTCCATATCTTCGTCTGCATCATCTTCTTCTGCAACGTCAAGACCTTGCTCATCTGCTTCGATGTCATCAATCATGTCATCTGCAGCATCGCCGCCTAGCTCTTCGTCCATGTCTGACTCTTCAACTTCTTCGATTGTTTCGTCAACTGACTCTTCTTCAACTTGCTCTTCGTCGTTTAGAAGTGACTCATAGATGTCACGGCTTTTTTCTACCACAATTTCGTGGAACATTTCTTTTGCCTTATCTTGCTCTTCAGCGATGAAAAGTTCGATAAGTTCATTAAATTTATTGCTCATAAGAGTATTCCTTTCTTCATAAGGCATTTGTCTAGTATATTATTTACTAGATGTAAGAATATTTACCATTAAATGGCTACATTTTGGTGGAAAAAAGATGATATAGGTTTAAATGCCTGCAGAATCTTCTTTTGGAGGGCTGTATTGCTTTTTGATATTACCAATTTTTGTGTGGTATTCTGCAAGTTTTGTGTCCGCTAACATGCGCAACTTGTTTATTTGTTCCAGTGTTAGGCGTGTTTTACGGGTATCAGACAGTTTGGCAACACTGTTATCATCTGTTTCTTCTTCTTCAACTGGCTCAGCAGCAACATCACCTTGTGCATTTTTTGGCATAGGATCGTCAAGATTTTTACTAAACATATCAACTTTTGCTGATACTTGTGTAAATGCTGGTGCTTCTAATTCAAATAATAACATGTAATTATTTATCCTATCCTCTTCGTCTAATCCTAGTTCTAGGATATATTACTCCTGTTGTAGGCTTAGTGTTTACGTCTTTGTTGTATGTGTTAAACGCCATATTACCTGATGTTTGTCTGTGATTCTTCCACAGTGCTATTCTATCAATGTTAGAACCGTCTATGCTTACTCTTGTGTTTACGTCTACGTTTATTGCGTCTGCAGTGTCCTGCATCAATCCTGTTACAGCATTGTTTTGTAAATATGTTCTTGCTTGTGCTTGTGTGAGTGTAGGATATACTTCTGCTAAACAAGCCAGCAAACCTGCTATAAAAGGTGAGGCGTAACTTGTGCCGCTTTGCGTACCCATTGCGTCCCATTTTGGTGTATTGTTTTCCTGTCCGTAATAGGGATTACCGAAGTTAATATCGTCTTTCATCATAGCACCCATACAACGTTCTCCTGCGGCATATACATCTATGCCCGGACCCCAGTTGCTGAAGTCTGCTTTGCCTTGATCTGTGTTGTCGCTAAGTGCGCCTACATTGATTGCTCCGTTGAATGAGAAGTTGTCGCCACGCATATAATAATCTCTGAATGGATAGTAGCCATTAAAGAAGTAGTTCCTATTCGCATATGCGGCGCCAGCAACCAAGTAGTTGTCATAGTTGTTGCCACCCGACACATCAGTGTATCTGTTGTTGTTGCCGCCCGCAGTTACCACGATGATACCTTCTGCTATGGCATCTACTAGATCACTATTAGGCGTAGGACTGTTCACTGAGAAATTGGTGTTGCTGGTGAATCCACTGTCAGTGGTTTGCAAGACCCCACGAGCCAACAGTTCAGCCGCACTGAGAAAGGTGCTTCCATCGCCCTTGTCTAATGTTGCTCCTTGGAAGTGTGCTATACTGGCACCTGAATAGGTATTTAATGTGCCTAAACTTACATTCACAATGGTAGGATTCTTCCTACCTGTTGCTGTGTTGATTGATTTGTTTGCGTGGAATTGTCTTATGTAGGCAAAAGCTCTGTCAGTGCTACTGCCACCTGATTTGGTTCTCTCGTAGGTCAGGTCTAACTGATATACATTGGCATCATTGGCAAGTCCGAATCGTGTGCCTGCCGCATATGCGGTCACTGCCGTTGGATGGTTATCTTCTGCTGAATAGTTATCACGAGCGTCTGCGTGACTGTAGGTGTAGTTTGTGCCACCTGCGATTGTGTTGTAGTGTTGTCCCCAGTTGTAGTCTATTAATCTGCTTGAATATTCTGCGTGATCACTCAATGTGTCGTTCTCTACGATGACGATGTCAACATTCTTGCCACTTGCTGAATATGTTACACTGGTATCAACCAATCTGTCAGACGAACTTGCGGCATTGGCACCCCATCCTGATCTGTTGTCGGTTTCAATGTGTCTTAGTATTGACCAAGGATGATGATCATTATTGGTGTATTTTACTCTAGTATCACCGTTGGCGTTTGTAAACACTGCTCCACTTGGACTGGTGCTTTTGTCAAACCTACCAGTGAATGTTGCTTGTTGCACCAACTGTTGTCTGTCCAACACACTCTGCGGAACAACAACTTCTACTCTGTCATCATAACTTACTTCTTTTGCTTCTTCCAAGGTCAGCATGTAGCCTGTGGTTCTTGAAGTTGGTCTGCGTTCTCCACAATCTACTTTACGATCTGGAATAGTTAAAGCACCGCCTGGTGTTTCCATATCATCATAGAAAGCATCAATGTCTACACCACGTTTTAGTGTGACTTGGAACAGTTCCATTATGACTCCAGTTGTACTACATGAAGTAATACTTGTACAGTGTTTGTGCCACCGCTCTTGTTTGTGACCCTACACGGTATTGTAGTTGTTGGTGGGCCTTCAAGATTGAATCCCAAAGCACCTGGTGAAATTGTAACTGTTTCTGAGCCTGTGGTGATAACTTCTGCTATCACACCTGCATCAGCGGCTGGATCTGTGCCTTCTGCTCTGCTGGCATCTGCTGTTCTTGCCGCGGCAGTTGTGTACAATCTTACTCTTGCGGCTCTATTTGTTGTGATTGTCGCCAGCAAATATGATTTAAATCCTGTGATGTCCAAGTCTGCTTGTGCGGCATCTGCCAAACTACCAGTTGTGCCTGTGGATGTGCTTCTGCTTTGTAGTCCTGAACCGCCACTTGCATCCTGAAATGTAAACGTACCTGAACCGTTGGTGGTTAAAACTTGTGAATTAGTTCCATCACTGATGCCCAAGTCTGTAAGTACACTAGGAATACTAGTATTACCTGCAAGTGCTGTTGTGCTTGTTGTACCTAATTCCAATGCATCTGCTATGCCATATCCTGCTATCGTAGTTGGTTTACTCGTTAAACTTGCAAATGTTTGTGCCGGTACACTTGTTAATGCACCAAGTCCACTTGCAGTAGGAGGAGTGTATGTTATTACACCTGTTGAACTGTTGTATGCTAGTGTACCTGCACCACTGGCACTGGCTTGTGTAACACTAATATCTGTGAGTGCTATGCCGCCGCCTGCACCGCCAATTACAACGCCGCCTGTTGTTGATCCATCACCACGATATAGTTTAAAATCATCTTCGTCGAGCGCAATATCACCTTCTTGCAACAAGTAATTGTCGCGAATGCCTTGTACTCTTTTGAAAAATAGTTTACGGAACGCCATAGTTTCTCCTACAGCGTATTTATTATACCGGAGGAGGTGTTACCGGTGCAGCATCTTCGCCAGGTGCTGCGTCTGCTGCCACTTCGCCACCTTCTGCAGGTGCTTCTGCTGCTGGCTCTTCTGTATCAAATGCTTCAATGTCACCTTCAATGCCACCTGGTGTGATGCCCACACTGCGCATGCCTGGCGCGTCTGCACTCACTTGCTCTTCGTTTTCTTCCATCCACATTGCTTCGTTTTCTGTCATCTCTGCTGCTGTGAGACCCAAGTAACGCTGTAGCAAGAAACGCTTGGCCAAATATGGATACTGTTCTAACTGTGTGAATGTGGTAATGCGACTACTGTCTAGTTCTGTTTCTCTGTACTTGCTGAAGTTTTGTGGTTCGTTAAAACGTATTTCAAAACTGCCGTTGTCCAGTTCAAGTCCTCTCCACTTGAGGAACATTTTAAACTCTCTGTCAACAACTTCTCCAACCATGCGCTGCAAGCGTTTGCAATATTCGTTAAATCTAAACTCTTGGATCAGTGCTGTGCCAACTCTGCCATCTGTATATCCTGCAGGTGATTCCTCAGGACCTGTTGGCAAGTAACTACTAGGTATGCGCAGTCCGCGATACAGTTTGTTTGTGAAGTATTTGAGATCATCAATCTCACCTAGGTTTGTTCCTCCTGGAAGTGTTTCAACTTTTGAGCCTCTGCCTTCTGCTGTTTGTGGAAAGAAGTAATCTTCATTGATACTCAGTGGATTGTATGTGGTGTCTAGTATGTTGCTGCCGCCTCCGGTTTGACTAGGAATACGACGCTGATGTATTTCATTCTTTACACGCTCAACAAAAGCCATGGCCATGTGTGCAGGCATGTTGCCCACATCCACATAAAACACTCTGCGCTCTGGAGCACGTTGAATACGGTAAATGATGATGGCATCTTCTAGCAGTTCTTTTTGCTTGAACACTTTGAAGATGTTTTCCAGTATGCTGTTGCCAAATGGCCAGTTTGCATCCAGTCCTTCTGTAAGACTTAGGTGCACCACATGTTCTGCTTCGATGGCATTTTCATTAAACTTTTGATCAAAGCGTCCGCCGCTTGCTCCACCTGCGTCATACAAATTGCTGGGTTGAATGTAACCGCCACGTTGGCTGGGCT